GAACCAGTTACCTTTGTAGCACCAGGCAATCCCTTACCTTTTATATCACGATCTAATTGTTTTGCTCTAGCACGATTCTCTTTTGCAGACTTATCAGCTCGGGATGCTGACATCGTAGCAATGCCACCTTTATCAGACTTAGACTTGATTCTGCTTAGACTACTTTCGTCTAGAAATTCTCTGAATGTCTTCATTATTAGTAACACTATTATAAGAATATTTATTCTTCTTTATCCTTAACTCAATTCCATGAAGTTCCAACAGTGAGATCTTGGTATCAGTCATTTCCTCACTATAAAAAATAAGAGGTTGTTTGGTACAGTCCCCACTCATTCTTCTTCCTCCACTATCGACTTATAATATTCCAATCTTCTTCTAAGAATAGTTACTTCTTTTTTTAATTCTTCTTTTTCTGTTGTCAGTTCTGCGATTTCTTGTTCGTAGAGGATAATCATTTGTTCCAGTCGAAGTACATCATTTTCAAGATCCCACTGTGACTTGGGATATGGGTCGGTCATTTGTGTGCGTTTCCAAATTATTTACTCATTTAATGTTTGCTTTATTTTTTTCTTACTGGTACTTCTATTGTCCATGAGGATGATTCTAATTTAACTAGATCAAAGTTTTTCTTAAACTCATTCTCTCTTTCTTTACGTTCCTTCTCCATTGTTAGCTCAATGGTTTCGATAGTTCTCTCACCATAATTAGGTGTATTTGGATTTTTTAAACCCATATAATCATAGATCGCACTATCCACTGCAAACCATAGTGTATCCCAAGTCATAGTTTCTCTTACTTTGAGTGCAATTCTGTCTAGATCTTCAACATCAAGATACTCACCAGTTGCTACTGCTTTAGAGTAATCTTCATACTGAGTCAAGAGTTTTGCCCTTGCTTCTACCAACTCATTAAGGTTGATAGTGATTTTTATGTCGTCGTTGATTGCCATGAGTTAATAACAGAAGGTAAAAGACCATACTCCATACGTTGTATAGCCTTGGTCAAAGATTCAACAGTATCATCGGGAAGAATGGGTACTTCCTGTTGTGCAATTATTGTACCACCATCTAACTCTTCTGTCACGTAATGAACCGTACATCCTGTTACACTATCTCCACTGTCCATTGCCTGTTCTACTGCATTCAATCCCTTATACTTTGGAAGTAATGATGGATGCACATTGATCATAGGAGCAGGGAAAGCAGCAGGATTTTTGATCACTCTCATATATCCTGCAAGAATAATAAGATCTACTCTCCATGCTTTAAAGAGTTCTATCATCTTATCTTCATCTTTATGGGGAACTCTTACATGAGGAATTCCAAATTTAGCTGCTCTTGTAACAGCACCACATTGTTTGGTGTTGTGTATCATCAACACTACTTCATGTTTATTACATACAGGATTTGTAACTATGTTCTCGAAGTTGGTTCCGTTGCCAGAACACATAATTCCTAATCTCATTCTTGTAATTCGTCTAAACGATAAGGTGAATAATTCGGTATTTTATCCTCAAATCTAATTCCTTCACAATTAGATTTAGAACAGTAATATCTCCCTTCAAGATCAGTAGCCTGAGTAAGATATTCAGTTTCCTTTACCCACTCTCTCAATGCTTCTAGCATAATTCCCTTAATCCATTTTCTAATCATTTCCATTCCTCATAAGGTGGTTCTTCTTCATCAACACTATGCTTAAAATGCTCAGTATCAAAGTATGATATACCAGTCTTACCTTCTCTCTCATCCAATACTTCATTGATGAGGATCTTTAACTCCTTAACAATTTCATGAGTATGAACCCTACGAGGTGTAATTACCGCACGAGGAAGAATTGGTTCCCCATTTTCATCATGAGGATATACATTATCAGTACATCCTTTTGTTGCGGGGCCACTCATCCCCTGAGTATCAATTTTTTCAGTCATTATACTACAAGTTCCACGAATTCACCAAGTATTTTCTTATTTAGTTTCTTAGTCTTCAGAGACTTAACAAATGCTCTCTTAATCTGTGCTTTTGTTGCGGAATCATCAACATCAAAGTCAGTATCCGCAGATAAAGCAGAAGAAGACAATCCAAAGTATGCATCATAGGCAGATTTTTTAATAGTGAAAGCCTTTGCTTTTCTCCACTCACTAACAATTTTCTCATATGCCTTAGGATCTTTCCACTCGTCATAGTATCTCTTAATAAACCACTTAGCATCACGAGTTTCAAGAACACGAATACCAATGAAGTTAGTTGATGGGAAATTATCTTTAAGATTCTGAACTAACATATCAGTAAATTCAGGATAACCATATCCAATCTTATAGGTCTTTCCAACTTTACGATCACGAAAGAAACAACTAGAGGGATTAACATTTCTACATCCCAAATATGGTTCATCTTCCCAATGACGATTTACTTCTTTATGATAAGGAAGTTGAGCAGCCTCACCATCAGTCAAAATAATGCACTGGACTTTCTGTAACTTATTCTCTTTTTGGAACTGAGGAATAATTTTATGTAAAGAAAGTAAAGTCTCATTCAAAGGAGTTCCTGATAAACATAGTTTATGAGGATAAGTGTAGTAAGAACCATATCTATTATGGAATACATTAGCAACTCTCCAGATATTTAATAATTGGTGCTCAAGAATTTTAGCATTTACCTTACTTGTAAATAAATTCATTAAAGAGAATCCATCTGCTACTTGGAAAAGATATTCTCTTTCCTCATAAAGAGGTTTAGGATCAACCGCATTAATTCTACCTGATGCATAATCTCTAACAGATCTATTCCATTCATTTGTAAAAGCATAAACCTCAAAAGGAATAGAAACTTTACGACAGAACCAGATCAAATTATAAAGTTGCTTAAGAGTATCAGTCATCACTCCAGACATAGATCCTGACCAATCAAGAATAAAGACTAATCCATGATTCTTCCCATCAGGAACCACACTTATCTTCTTAAATAGATCCTCATTAAACTTATAGGTATGTAACTTCTCTGTAGAAAGAACTCCTGTTCTACTAGTGGTGGCACGAGCATATGCATCAGCAGCTTTCTTACACTCAAACTCCTTTACAAGATAGGAAACTTCTTTTTGTGCATCTCTCTTAAACTTTGTAAAGTCAGCATCAACTTCTTCAAAGATATTATCATGAGGAAAATTGTATTTCTCTTGTCTCTCTTTAAATATTCCTATCTCCTGCACCCAATGATAATCAATCTCCTTATGAACATCTTCATTAGAAGCAATGATATTCTCAATATTTAAATCGGGTCTCTCAATATATGCATTCTCAATACCATTGTAATTAATGAGATCCTGAATAGAACTATTAAATGCTTCAGCAGTTTCTACAGTAGGGTCATCAGCATGACTCCCAGAAGAACGATCAGAATTACGCTGCCCACTTTCCACAGGACCATCGCCATTAGAGTCAGGAAGGGAAGAGTCACTATCGCCAGTGCTATCAATGTCACTATCCCCATTAGATACACTATCGTTTGGAGACTGTCCATCGACCATATCTTCTTCCAAATTCTCTTCAGATTGAGAGGTTTTTTGTTGGGTCTCTTGCTTGCAGAAATTATATAGCGTTTCTGCTGCTGAGAGGGTGTCAGTAAACGTTTCGGCATTTTGAATTAAAGTGATAATCTCCTTTTCAGCATCTGAAAAAGATAGGTCAAGGAACGAGCCAATCTTAAAGTATAGATTAGCACGATCAGCAAGATTAAAATTACTAAGATCTTCATCCTTTACTTCAAAGAAATCTTTATCATGTAATTCACTATACCCTCTATAGAAGGATTTGGCAATACCCATATACTTTCTCTTCATCAACTTCTCAATTCTTGCATCTTCCACCACATTAACAAACTGTTGAGGAATTTTACCCTCCCAACTCCAGTCATCAGGAGTAAAGAGTGCATGTCCTACTTCATGACCAACCAACATATCATATACATTATTACTAGCCTTCTCCCACATAGGAAGAGTTAACACACGAGTCTGAATATTGAACTGTGCAGTCTCACATTGCTTATGCTCTACTACGATATCCTCAGTAGCAAGAAGTTTGGCAAGTTGTGACTTGATTTCCTTTTGAACTGCCATGTGACTTTTCGTTTGATGTACCTATCATACTAGAAAACCGCCTCTTTGGGGCGGTCTGTAGACGCTTTATCAACTGTCCACGTCTTTTTCTTGCAGCACGTAGAGCTTGTGGTTTAAGAGTTCGTTTCTTCTCTTTCTTAGAATGATGTTGCCAGTTTGGGGTCATTGCCTTGAAGATGATCCATAATATTTATTGTAGGTCTCCATCCTAATTGACGCAAGACCCTTGTGTCAGCACATAAACTGTCTGGTTCACCTGGTGTGTCCTCTTTAATGGGTAGATCCCGTCCCATTGCTTTTGCTATGTCCATGACAGGAATTGCTTCTCCATATCCAACATCAAGGTGTCCTCTGAAATTAGAGTCCATCAATAAGCATATGGCCGTTGCCACATCCCTAACATGGATATAGTCTCTATAATGTCTTGTTATGTACTTAGCAGTATTCTCTTGAAGCATCCTATACAACATATCAGGTCTACTTCCCTCCTCTGCCCATACATTAAAAAATCTCATACCCACACTATTAGGTGGTGCTTGTAATTCATTTACCTTCTTGGTAATAGCATAAGGGTTTTGAGACCACCCATGAGCACCAGCAGAACTAGCATATAACAGTCTTATATCATTCTCTCCGCAGTAATCAAATATAGGTTTAGACTTTTCTACATTATTTTCCCAGAATCTATCAGGATCTTCAAAACTTTCTCTCAGAGCAGCAAAGGCTGCTAAATGAATAACATAATCATACTTCTCTTTAGGAGGTTTAAAAAATCCTATGTCATCAGGAAAATCCAAACCATAAAGATCTACCCTGTCATTTTGCCATTCACCATATCCATTAGACTCTTGAATGAAACCCCATAAATGGTTTCCTATAAAACCCTTATGTCCTGTGATTAATACTTTCTTACCTTCATAGAATTCTAGTTTCATGTTACCGTCCAATCAATAACTGTACGAATCTCCTGATTATACTTCCAGATTTCTCTGAACATATCAGCATTGATGTCCTCTTTTTCTAATTGGACAATCAAGGAATTAATATCCTTAGGGAAACAAGTTCCACCAAAACCTCTATCACCATCTATACCAGGCACTTTGGTATGAGATGTACCAATTCTACGATCAGCAGTTACACCCTCTACCACATTCTTATAATCCATACCCACCTTCTCACACATATCATATATCTTATTGAAATATGCTACCTT